TCGTATCAGCAGGCGCTGCTACATCTTCAGCTGCTTCAGCTGCACCAGCAGGAAATCCACTTTTGATCGTTGGTAACACCGATCTTATGGTTAACGGTGTTCGTGCAGGCATCGAATCTATGGTATCTAAGGATGCTAAATTTGATACAGATGGAGTTCTTCTCAAGGTTCGTGCACGTCGTGCATTCGCTGTTGCTAAGCCTGAAGGCTTTGCAATCGTTGAGAAGACTGCATAAGGAGGAAATAACTAATGGCTTCTAAACTATACGGAAATTTCCTACTTAAGGCTCTAAATAAGGAAGTTGATTTTGATTCAGACACTATCAAGGTGGCTCTTCTTACATCTTCTTATACACCAGATCAGGACGCTCATGACTACTTCAACGATGTTTCTACATATGAAGTAACAGGAACAGGTTACACATCTGGTGGAGCTACTTTGGCTTCTAAAACAGCTACATACGATTCTGCAACAAACGTAATCGTACTTGATGCTGCTGACGTTACTTGGTCATCATCTACAATCACAGCTCGTTATGCTGTTGTATATGATTCAACAGGTACTGCAAGCACATCAGCTCTAATTGGTTATGTAGACTTCGGTTCAGACCAGTCTTCAACCAACGGTAACTTCACAATTACATGGGATAGCACAGGTATTGTGCGTATCACAGTAGCGTAAGGATACCCTAAATGAATGTAAAGGTTGAGGTCGGCGTTATGCAAGCAAATGCTTGTTTTAATGAGTCCAAAACAATTGTCGTAGCAACCACCCCTTACTTGTTGTCATATGCTCCGATTGTTTCCGACCTCACCTTTACCCCTTCAGTAACAGTAAACGGTGTAAGCATTTCTTCTATACCAGCAGATAAGAAATTGTTAGGAGTCATGGCTGCCTAACCGCAGCCTATTTTTATGTCATTATATTCTCAAAGAGTAGCACAAGATAATCCAGTATTATATTTTGAAAACAATTCAAGCGGGGTCAACAATACTGGCTCACGTACTCCAACAATTAGTACAGGCACATCAAACGTATTTTATTCAACTGGAGGAGTTGCAAATAGTCCCTACATTTACGTCGGTGACTATAACGATAGTAATTATGGATTTGAATATTCAGACTCAACAACAACATTTAATGACAAAGCGTTTTCTATAACAGGTTGGTTTAAAGTATCTGCATCAGATAATCAACAAGCATTTAACTGGATTTTTCATACTGGAACATCTGGAAACGGAATTAATATTGACGTAAATCAGTCACTTGCATATTTAAGTGCAACGCCCAATGGGTTTACTAATCAGGTAAGTTCACCTGGAGTTTCTCTTAATGCATGGCATCATTTTGCTTGGACCGTAGATTCTACAAATATGAAACTATATATTGATGGAAGTCTTGTTTCCACAGCATCAACACCATCTACAATATCAATGGATTCACAAGTTAAATACTGGATGCGATGGACTTCAAGCGGAACAACCAGATATGGTGCTACGGGTAATTATGATGAATTGGCAGTATTTGATTCAACTCTTTCAGCAACAACAATTGCTGAACATTATGCAGCAGGATTTGCTATAGGTTATTCAGCTACTCCAGCTACAGCATCAGCATTAGCTGTTCAACCAACTACTATAATTGATAGTGGATATGTGGCACAAGCAGCAACAGCATCTGCCACATTTGCAGAAGCATCTTGGAACTTTGTTAATCTTCCACAAATGCTTGATACCTATATGCAAACATTGTCATTTGAGCAATGGTATAGATTTGATCAGCCTAAGAAAATCCGTAACTATGGAACTGGCGGAAATGCTGAAACAGCATGGGCATTTAACGGATCAGCTACGACAGATATTCTGGGCGGAAGACAGGGTTCAGGTGCATTAGTAATTTATGGACAACAAGGTAATACAGTTCCACTTGCATTTGGAGTTAACCAACCATACTCTACAGAAATTACAGATAATGAATTTGCAATTGGTTTTTGGTTTAAAGCAGAATCTGGATTTGGTGACAAATTAGCAGATATTATTAAATATTACAATCCATTTGGATCAGATTATTATAATTTAAGAATTAGAAATACTGGATATGTAGAATGGACAATGCAAGGAAATCAGCAAAATCAAGTTGTTCATTTAACAAATGTGGCTGATGGAAATTGGCACTTTATTCATGCAAGAGCATCTACTTCAGGTAATACAATTTCCATAAATGTTGATAATGGAACTGCCGTATCTACAACTACTAATGGAACTTGGCCATCTGTTTCTGCTTTAACTTTTGGAAATGTATTAAACTCAGGAACTAATAATAAAAAGGGTTACATTTCTCATTATTGGGTAAACGGATATAGCACAATTACCAGCACTCAAATTGGCAACATGATTACATATGCTGGTACACCAATTCAAGCTGCAACAATATTGCCAGAACCAACAGTTAAATTTACAAATGCCTATAATGATTATATTCAAGCCAATGGTTCAACAATTGAGTTTAGAATGGATGAAGCTACGGGAACACCTGTAAACTTTGGAACAATAGATTCATTGTCCATTGGTTTAAATGGATCAAATGTAAGTTATTTACAACCAACAGTAAATAGATATGCTTATAAATTTACAAATGCTAATACTTATCTACAAGGTGACTGGACTGCCGCTTCTGGTACATTTAGCACAAATGCTCAACAAACCATGGTTGTTAGATTTAAATCAAATGGCTATAAATCATTTGAACAAATTCTTGGATCTACTGGTATGTTTGGATTTCTTGGAACTGGTATTACAATAGCATTAGGTGCTAATAATGGACATATTTCTGCCAGATTAAATAAAGGATTTGGTCCAACAGATACAGAAACAATTACATGGTCAACAAACGTAGCAGATAACGAGTGGCACCTTGCGGTAGCTTGCAAGTCTGGTTCTAACTTTACATTATATGTAGATGGTAAACAAAGAGCACAAATTACTAACTCAGCAATTACACCTGCAAACTCTGGAACATGGGGTGTTGCAGCTGAAGGTAAATATAATGGAACAGGGTCAAATACTAAAGAATTATATATTGATGAATTTGCAGTATTAGCTACTGAAATTACGGCTGCAGAAGCATTTGAGATGTATCAGGCAATTTCATTAGACACAGATAATGAAATATCAGCATTAATGGTTAATCCTACATACTCAGCTGGATATGGCCCAACAATTGCAGCAGCTCCAATGATTGCAACTGCTGCAGAAGGAGCGGTATTCCCATTTGTAGTTCCATTAACTGGACAAGCATTATTCCAGCAACCTAACTTTGAGGCTACAAAGAATACAAGCAATGCTGTAACCGCATGGACAGCATCTGCATTAATGGAAGACATAACATTCTCAATTGGTGAATTTAACGGTGCTCAACACATGGAAGCAACTGCTACATTCCCACAACCTCAATTATTAATTCCAGGATTCTGGTTTGATAATCCTAAGATTGCTACGGCTGAAATGGTTCAACCAACAGTTGTTACAACTCTTGGAGCGCTAATCAAGCCACAAAGCTTAAATGCGAAGGCTATATTCCAACTTCCACCAGCTTATTATCTAATAACTGATGACAAGTGGTATAACAGATTACTTGATGTTGATTATCAATCATCTGATTATACTGGAAAGATTACATTCTTTAATACCAGCGATAGTATTTATGTAGGTGGATCATATGATGGTTGGCAGGCTAAACAACCATCTGACAATTACAATATTATTAGCTCTCCTCTTCCTGTTGCATCAGCTGGAATACTTGATCCTGCAGAAAGAAAATCATTAAAACTTAGAAATATTGAACTAGCTTATCGTAATAATGAAAGTTATTTTAAAGGTTGGACAATGGAAACAATGATTAGAACAACAAAGGCTAATCAGTACCTTGCAGCTGGATATTTATTAGGAGATGTAACAAGTTCAGTTTCAAGAGACAAGCGCTCTGGAATTAGATTAAAAGATGGAAAAATTGCATTTACTAATATTAAAGATAGATCTCTGGGACGACTAACAAGTTTAGACTCAATAGCATTTACTGGATTTAAAAATATTGCTGACGGTGAGTGGCATCATTTAATTATCCAATACAGAGATGACGATGATAGAATTCAAGTCTGGATTGATGGTAAACTTGATATTCAGCGTTATGGTGAAACTTCATACGCTCCAATACAAATAGGATATAACTCAAACGATATTGATGCTTATTCAGATTTTGAAGTTTCTGCAATTGCTATAAATAAAGAATCATTTGTTCTTGAAAGAGAAATAAAACTTAATTACTTTGCTGCAATTGGACACACACCATTTGAAGCAACGCCAGCAACTGCAGAAGTAGGTATTGGACAAGAATCGAGGGCAAGAGGAAATCGTGGACGTGCTCTCATGCTTTATTTCTGGCCAACATTTAATGCTAAATCTGGTTATTATGCTTCAGGATTTGACAATCCGCTGGGAACAACAGGTTGGAATACTACTGACAAAGATCAGGGCAGAGAACCATTTGACTACGATACATTCTATGGTTTAACAACCTATTTAACAGACGAAGTTCAAAAATTCTATGACTGGGATGTTTTCCCACTTCCAGTTAAAAGATTCTATAGTGGAGATACATATAGAGGTGACAAACATCCTTTGCTAAATGAATCTGTAATGATTTCTCAAGGAACGCAAGGAAGAACTTATGTTGATCCAGTAACAGAAAACTATCGTTATGTAAATCTGATGGAAGACGTATATGATCTTGACCAATATGATGCAATCTTCTTTAGAAATTATCCAGACCAGTCACGGGAACAAGATGAAGCTGGACTTAATTCAAAAACTGAAGTTGATGAATATTTCAACCTTCAGGATAAAACATTATTTAAAGAATTTTTAACAAATCTAAGACAAGCTGTAGATACATATAACATTTCATTATTTGTGACAAATCCTCAACTTGCAGTAGATCTTGGAATTATTAGAGCCGCTACACCAGTTCCTTTGATGAGAAATGAAGGAACATTTATAGATGGAGAATGGTCAGATAATAGAGCTCCAGTCGTTACTGGAAGAGTTAAAAATGATGGAACTCCTCTGGACCTTGTTAATGAATATGGAGCAGGTTGGTATGACACATTCTTCAATGATAAACACCGTGTTATAAATACTCTTGAATATCTAACAGATGATAATACATTTATTTGGACAGATTATGCTTACTATCAAAATGCCGATCAAAATGAATATGGTGGTCCAAATAGACTTTATAAGAGATATGAAAATAGACCTTACGGATTACAGGTAGGAGATGAGTTTGTATTTGCTGATTCTGGAAATCCTAAATTTAGACTTCCATATCAAGCCATAAAGCCAGAAGATCTTTTGGCTGGTATTCCAATTACTGCTTTAAGTAATACAATATGGAATCAATCTCGTGATTCGTATGTTCAGGCAGAAAATCCATATAAGGATTATATTACTACAGTTGCTTTGCCTGTTGGAACTGAACTACAGGGCAAGTTAACTGGTGGAAAGATATTTGTATCGTTCTCAGAAAACTTAGCAACTTCTGTAACATCTGGAAGCACACAATGGGACACAAATAATACTGAATACCATTTGTTTGATATGGCTACAGAGTACTGGGTAAATATAGCTTACAATGCTAATATTATTACTAATGAGGAAAGATTAAGTTATCTAGCTGGAACAAGTACTACGCAGCCTCCATTAAAACTTATTGGTGACACAATATCTCAATATTGGTCATTAAATGGAAATTATTTAGTTTCACAATTAACTGCACGTACTGATAATTTAAAGGGATTTGTTGGTGCAGATTTATTTGGACTTACGATAGACCCACTTTCATATAAGAGAACTCGTGGCGGACTTGCACAACTTCCAACATCAAATAGCGTTAGATTAAGAGATGCTCTTGGAAGATTCGCATCTGGTGGAGGCTCTGGAAGCTTACAAGGTGGCAACTTAAAGACATTTGCTGTAAGTATTGGAAGAACATATAATACTGGAACATTATTTATTCCAAGCATAAATACTCGTGGTTTATGGTGGTTATCAGATAAGGTCAGATTAAAAGCAACTGGAGCTGTGGCTCTTAAGGCAACAGCACAAATGCCTAATCCAGCAGTTACTGCAGATCATCCAGGTGGAGCATTGGCATCACCAATGCTTGCAACTGCAATGATTCTTGAAACAAACTTTAAGCCTTCAAATGTTAGCTATCCAGTTCTTCCAATGACTGCTACGGCAACAATAAATAACTTTGGAGGACGAGCAAACTATACAAGTCCAATGACGGCAACTGTCCTAATGAAACAGCCATCTATATCATTTGTGGATGCTGAGGAAGTAGTTGTATACCTTGGACACGTTGATCCAATACTATATCTCAGAAGGGAGATTATCACATGATTAGCCAATATTGGGTAGGTCAAATACCATCGAAACCATTATCAATAACAGTTATGGATGAAAATGGGCAGGCTGTAAACTTAAATGATTATACAAACATATCAGTAAAGATAATAGGAAGCAATAATGAAGAAGTTGATTTGACTGGTGCTACTGTTGTAACAACAAATAAAGCGCTAGGACAGATAGGTTTTAAATGGCCAACTACTCGCTCCCTATTTGAAACATACGGAGACTATGTTCTTCAACTATCATTAGCAGCCACTGGTAAATTAGATTTTACAACTACACATACATTAAGAGTACGTGAGTTAGGAAGGAAGAATAGAGGAAATGTTTACAACCGTTGAAAAAGTAAAAGAATACACGGATAAAGATGTATCAATTGCATTAATTAAACGTGCTCAATCCATTATTGAAATATATATTGGTAGAGATGAAATTGATGTTGAAAATCCATCAGACTTCCTTGTCCTAGACAAAATGACTGCTTATCAAGCCGTATACATGCTGGATAACGAAGACGTTATTTACAAGCAAGTTGCTGTAACAAGCGCAGGTTCTGGAGAATCTGCTCAAAACTTTGATGGAACATTTAATGCTCCGTTTATAGCCCCGCTTGCTGTTATAGCTTCTCGTGCATTGTCTTTTAATAGAACACGCACAATTAGCACAGGTAAAATATTCCAATGGAACCGCAAGGTTGATTGGAGAACTTTGTAATGTTGTTTAATACCACCAGAGTATTTCCATATACTGGAAGTCATTATGCATATAGAAGAGTTACATCAGCAGATGGAAGAGTAACGACAAATCAGTATGACACAGAACCAACGACAATTAAATTTTCTATGACGTCAGATTTGGCTCTTGGTGGTGCTACAACTGTAACTGGATCAGACCTTGGATCTGTATTTATTTATTCAAGGTCTAAACTACAGGTTGATAGTTTAATTACAAATATTTATGATTCTCAAGGTGATCTTATGTATGAAGGTGGCGGGGAATGGAAAGTAACAATGTCAGCTCCATTCTTAGGTCCAATGGGAATTCAAGATGGTTACAAGTATCGTCTGGCTCAAACAAAGGGTAACATCTAATGACACAGACACAAGCAATATTAGGTATAGTTGTGTCCGTTATGTCCGTTTTAGCAGGATTTACGGCATTCGTTAAATGGCTTGTTAAACATTATTTATACGAACTTAGACCTAATGGTGGTGGATCAATGAAAGATCAGATTAATAGACTTGAACAACGCATTGATCATATCTTTGAAATAATATCTCAAAAATAGTTTGACATAATAATTTTGTCATAGTATAATTGTACTATTCCTAGAGAGGGGATAGTATGAACAACTTTGAATTTATCAGAGCAGTAAGAGATGATGACAGTCTGTCACCCCATGCCAAGCTGACAGCTATTGTCATAGGGTCACACTATAATTGGATTACAAATGATCCATGCTGGGCATCAAATAAAACATTAGCCAAAGAGACTGGATTAAGCGCAAGAACTGTAATTAGAGCTAAGCGTGAATTAGAACAAGCAGGATACCTAGTGTCACACAGACAGTGGGATAGTGCCAATCTGTCACATGTCCTATGTCCCACTGGCCGTCTAAAAGATACATTAAAAGATACATTAAAAGATAAGAAAAAGGATTCTAACGAATCCTTGGTTATAAATAATATAAATGTTCAGCCAGAGGATATTCTGGTATTAGAAGAACAAAGTTCCGCCGCCGCCCGAATTATGGAGGAGGACTGGTTGTCATGGTAGAACAAGAAGGACCAATATATTATTGTGATGAGTGTGACAAGTTTATTAGATATGAAGAAGTCTGTGCAGATTGCAACAGCAAAGGATCAATAGTTGGATGGATGAAAACAAATGAAGAAGTGTAATAAATGTAAATTAGAAAAACCAGTAACAGAATTTCACATGGATAAAAGAAGCAAAGATGGCTTTCAGGCTTACTGCAGGTCATGTGCAAAGGCCTATTTTAAGGCCTGGATGGACAATATGAAGGCCTCTGGAGAGTCTATCCATGTCGAGAGTAAGGTATGCGGAGATTGTAGCTTAGAAAAGCCTCGTAGCCAGTTTGGAAGGCATTCTACAAGGAAGGATAAGCTAAACAGCTATTGTAAGCCATGTTGGAGAATTAGATGTGCCAAAGCTATAAGGAAATTTAATGAGAAAAAGAAAAAATGACACGTATGATGCGACGGGTAGAACAGGAAAAGAATCAGCCGTTATAAGATCGTTCTGGTGTGAATATACAATGGAACAAGTTCAGCAAATGTCGCAGGAAGAGTTAGATAAATCCATTAGTGATTCTTTAGACAGATATGCAGCAGAAAGAATGAAGATGGACAAAAGATGGGACTGGCCAATTCCTCAAGGATGGTCCTTAATAAAGAGAAACAAAAATTCTCTTGACAAGAAAGACAAAAATATAATATAATTATCTTATTCATTACTTCCCTTACTAGGTTATGAATATATATATAGGCTGACAACCCCACAAACCAATTAAGGAAGTCAGTCAGGGGCTCAGGATTCGGCCAATTGTTCCTGGGCCCCTTCTCTTTTTTTTACGGTATAATTGAGTATGAAACATCGTGGTGATTTTCGAGATTTTGTGAGTGTACAGGCAGATAATGAAATGAGACTTTATCCATACGCCAAGGATCTTTATTATAGACCAGATGGAAATCTGATTATGACGATTGAAATCTACGATGACGAGAATACATACGAGCAGACTTTTGGATTCATGACAAGCGGGAAGCTTAAAGAATTTCTAGATCAGCTCTGGGATCAAGAGGAAGAATAATGGCAGTTAAAGGTTCAAGAACAAAAAGTATTGCTAAAGTAAAAAAACCTAAACCTGGAGCAGGTTCTGGTAAAAAAACAGAACGCATT